TAGCCTATCAAAAGGCTCAGGAGAATTGGACAAATAAACAGACTGCTCTAGCTGCTAAGTATGCAGCTGCCGCTATGCTGTTTAGCTAAATCGGTACTAAGAAGTGATTCTGCTTGACCAGAATTGATGTTACCTAAAGCAAAAAAGGGATTAATACCAGCCTCTTCAAAACGTTGACGTTGGGCAAGAGGTGAATTATAAGCGTTCTGGCGATTCCATTGTGCCAGATTCCAGTCATTCTGATATTTAGCGAGCTGTAAATTAGCTGCATTAGTTTCACGAGTAGCTTGAAGACTAGCACGGGCAGCAGCATCAGAACCAGACTTAGCAATAGAACCGCCAAGAATAGAACCGGCAGCAGAAACTACGGGTCCAACAATCGGAGCAGCAGAGAGTATCGATTTAAAAATATTATACTTATTATGATGAGCAATGAATTCCGTATTGCCTACATCACGAAAACGAAAATATAACATATATAAAAAAATTATACTGAAAAATACTGAAATCAGTATTAATCAGTACAAAAGTAAAACTTTTATACTGAAAAATACTGAAATTAAAAACTACTCAGAAGGCTCAGGCTCTGGCTCAAGCTCTGGCTCAGGCTCTGGCTTAGGCTCTGGCTGAGGAGAAACATTGAGTTGTTCAAGAGCGGAAGAGACAAACTTTGTAAATTCAGCCATCTCAGAAAGAGACTGAATGCTACGAGGTTTAAGCAACTGCAATTTCGTTTCATCATCAACACCAGAAAGAGCAGCCGAAGTAGGAGGCAAAGATTCCAACTTAGACAAAAGAGAATCACGCAAAAGAGGATTCTCAGTCGTAAGCACTTGAGACAACAAATCGACTAGCTGACCAGTAGAAGGAGAAGAAGGAAATAATGCATCAATCTCTTCAATATTAAGAGGAGAAGGAACATCAAGAATATCAGAATCAGAAGGTAAAACCTTAGAATCTACTGAATAAAGTTTATTATAATAATTTGAACGATTAAACATAAGACATGATTTTAAAAAGTACTACAATAAAGGCTCATCTGAAACAGACATCGGACGAATAGCCTTAATAGAAATATGAGAATCAACGAGTATAGGGTCGGTTCCTTCTGAACCATTAAAAGTAACAGAACAAATGCTATTCAATATTTTAGGAGAAACCTTCAAACTATACAAATTATAGTAAGTAGAATTAGTAGTAAGAATACCACTATTGCGAGGAGCAGTCCAAGCAGAAAGCGAACCATTTGTGCAAAATTGACCGTGAACTCTATCAATACCA